AAACTCCTGAAGCTCTTATGGAGTTATTTCTTAAATATAAAGAAGATGTAAAGGAACAATCTAAAGAGTGGGAGAAGGTTCAATACGTTGGTAAAGATGGATTTAGAGCAGTTGACCATATGAAAGTTCCTTTAACTATGGAGGGATTTAGACGTTTTGGATATAATAATGGGGTTACTATTAAACATTATTTTGATAATACAGATAAGAGATATGGAGATTATAGTACTATCTGTTCGCATATAAGCAATGAGATAAGAGAAAATCAAATAATTGGAGGTTTATTAGGCGTGTTTAATCCTAGCATTACACAGCGTTTAAATGGCTTAAAAGAGCAAACAGAACAAACAAATATAGAACAACCTTTATTTGGAGATAATAATAAACCGATGGATTAATGGCTTTTGTTTATACTACTGCTATAAGAAAAATGTTAGCTATGACACAAAGAAAACGTGTTATACAAGGCGGTACAAGTAGCGGTAAAACGTATGGCATAATTCCTATTATAATTGATAAAGCTGCACGAACTCCACGTTTAAAGATTACAGTAGTTGCAGAGTCAATACCCGCCGTAAAAGATGGTGCCGTTAAGATATTTAAAGATATTATGTTTGATACTGGTAGATGGATTGAATCTCATTGGATAGGTAACCCAATGGAATATACATTTAGTAATGGTTCAATAATTCAATTTAAATCATTTGATTCAGTTGGTAAAGCTAAGGCATCAGGTAAACGAGATATACTATTTTTAAACGAAGCTAATCATATCTCTTTTGAAATAGCTGATGCTTTAATGATACGTTCTAAAGTAACATGGATAGACTTTAACCCCGATAATGAATTTTGGGCGCATACCGAAGTGTTACCTGAACATAATGCTGAGTTTTTATTATTGACTTATAAAGATAATGAAGGTTTGCCACCTGAAACTTTAGAAGATTTATTAATTAAGATTGAAAAAGCTAAAACATCTGATTATTGGGCTAACTGGTGTAGGGTTTATGTAGATGGTGAAATAGGAAACTTACAAGGCTCAGTGTTTGAAAATTGGAGCCAATGCGATGAAATACCTAAAGATGCAGAGTTTATTAGTTATGGAATGGATTTTGGATTTACAAATGACCCTAGTACATTAATAGCGGTTTATCGTTATAATAATGAATTATATTTAGATGAGCTTATTTATCAAACAAAATTAACTAACTCTGATTTAATAGCTAAATTAAAAGAATTAAACGTATATCAACATCAAATGATTGTAGCGGATAGTGCAGAGCCTAAAAGTATAGAGGATATTAGAAGAGCAGGATTTAGGATTGATGGGGCTAAAAAGGGAGCAGATAGTATTCGTAATTCAATAGATACTTTACAAGCATATAAATTATGCGTATCTAAAAGAAGTATAAATTTAATTAAAGAACTTAGGAATTATAAATGGGTTACCGATAAAGATGGTAAAAGTACATCACAACCTATTGATAATTATAATCATGCTATTGATGCTATTAGATATGTAGCCCTAAACAGACTTAAAAAGTCCACATTCATTATACAATAGTTTTGTAAAACCTTGTATTTTTTTGTATAGTATATTGATGAATATACCTAAAAGATACGAAGATTTAACAGTTGAGCAATTTCAACAATTAGAGCTTTTAAAAGAAGATTCAAGTCTTGATACATTAGATAAAACAATTAAACGTTTATCTATTTTATCAGGTAAATCTATTGAGTACATCGAAGCAATGCGACCATCTGATGTGCATTATCATTTATTAGATGCTATATTTTTAACATTACCATTAACATCAATGGAGTGTCCAGAATCATTTGTATTAGGTTTTAAGAAGTTTAGATATATTAAAGATATTAGTACTTATACTTTATCTCAACAAATAGATTATACAAGTATTTTAAAGGCTAGTAATAGTGATTATATTAAATGTTTACCTGAGTTAATGGCTGTTAGTCATCAAGAGTTAACGTTAAGAGGTTGGAAGTACTGCCCTGAAAATCATAGTAAAAACGTAGAGTTATTTAAAAAGTCTAAACTATCCGATTCAATGGGGGCTGTTTTTTTTTATTCAAACTGTTTGAAAAGTTACAGCAAGATTATAGCGGATTATACGCAAGAGAAAGCCAAAGTACTACAAGACCACATGAAGGAGATGATGGCAGACCAAGAGTTTCAGAGTTTTTTGAAAGGTGGGGATGGGAATACTCAGTAACATTATGTGTTGAAGATACTGGATTAAGTGAAGATGATATTTATAATTGGAATGTATTAAGATTTGCAAATAAATTAAGTTACTTAAAAGATAAAGGAAAGTTTGAAATAAGTTTAAATGGCTCTAAATGATGACATATCAGAAGTATTAAGCGAGTTTGGTTTTACCTTAACAGTTGATACTAAAAAATCATTAAAGAGTAAATTAGATGAAAGGGCATCTAAATACGGTGGGCGTAAAAGAACATCCAGATTAGAAGCAAGTGCAGAAGCAAAGCCTATTGAATTTAGTAATGGTGTTATAACTCTAAAATTCTCAATGAATGATTATTGGGATATTGTAAATGGGGGACGTAAAGCATCGAATGTAAGTGAGGATGGGCAAAGTAAAATAGCAGATTGGAGTGCATTAAGTGGATTAGCTGAAAAGATAAGAATATCAGATTTAGCTAATAGGAAACAAAAGCAAAGTTTATCCAAGCGTAAAGGATTAAAGACTTTAAAGAAGATGCCATTTGATAGAGCAAAGAAAGCAGCAGGTTATTTAGTTGCACGTTCATTAAAAAAGAAGTCATTAGACCCTACACATTTTTTTGATGAGGTTATAAATGACGGCAGGATTGAAGAGTTAAAACAAAGGTTAACAGAAGTAATTAAAAAAGATATTCAAATACAAATTAGTAATGGCATTAACGGTTAGTCAAACTCCACAATTATACACACCAGCTTATAATGCTCAAACATTTAGAGCTTTATCAGACCAAATAGCAGTAACAGATTTTAAATATATTGTTACAGTTCAGGTTAATGGTGGCACTATATTTACTTTTGATGTGTTACAGCGTCCTGATGGATATATTATTTATGACCCTATTGAGATTGTAAAGAACTATATTACTAGAGATTACTTTAACCCTAAGTTATATCAAGCTGGTAGTTATGATTTAGCAACTGGAAAGGCTGCAACCGTACAAGTAAAGATTAAAGAATATTATACAGCAGCAGTTCAAAGTACTTACACTTATGACTATACTGTTTGGGATGCTTGTTTAAGTAACGATGACTTTAGTACGTTTAATTATACAGCTTATGTAATTGATGGAACTGATATTATACCATTATCAACTACTGATAACGTTTATCCTACTATTAATATCGAATCAGGCGATTACTTTATGCACTTCTTTAGAAATAACGCTACTGTTGTAACATTAACAACTAAGGATAGTGGTGGATTATTAGTTGATACAGATAGTATCTCATTAGATACTGGCAATAATTTAATACACTACATTGATTGTGGTTATAATAGTTTAGTAGCTTTAGGTTTTACACCTCCTGAGGATGGGTGGACTGTAACAGTTGATATTAAAAACGTAAGTACTATTTTATATACAACTATATTAACTTTTAAAGATGAGTGTAGTTATTTCGATAAGTACGGTTTATTCTATTTAACACGTGCTGGTAAGGTTGATTATATGGATTTTAATTTTATTAGTAATACATCTATTAATAAGAAGACTAATGATGTTACGTTAAACCCTAATAAAAACGGTGCTTCTAGTTACGGTAGTAATATTTGGGATTCATCAAAATTCATTGTTAGTACTCAAACAACTAAACAAATATTATTAAATAGTGATTGGATTACTCAAGAGCAATCTACGCAATTAGAGGAGTTATTTGATAGTCCAGTAGTCTACTTAAAAGATTATACGGCTAATAGGTATCATTCGGTAGTTGTAACAGATACAAGTTATCAAGTTAAAAGAATGTCAAGTGATAAACTATT